TTGAGTGTCAAACAACTCGTTACTATTGTTGCTTGTGAAAACGGAGAGACTCAAGTTAAGGTGCTTCCACCTAAGAAAGAATTCTTTATGAAACTAATGAGTTATATCTCGGAGTATCAAGAACAATATGGACAAGAAACAATTATTAGAGGATAAGTTTATGACTGCTGCGAGATTTTCGCAGGAGGTGGAGAAGATTGCTTTACACAATCCCGATATGAATTATATTGATTCGGTTATCCACTACTGTGAGTTAAATGAAATTGAACTAGATACTATCAATAAACTGATCAGTAAACCCCTTAAAGAAAAGTTGCGTCATGACGCACAGGAACTTAACTTTATGAAAAAAACAAGTCGTGCAAAATTAATGCTGGTATGAGCTTCTTTCAATCTGATATTATTCGTGGGGATATACAGGAGATGATGGATCTACAGCAGTTTTGCTTTAGATCTGCAATGAACTTTGTCTTGCTAGATGATAGCAGGAAGATGGATTACTTTGATAAACTTGAACTTCTAATTGACAAACAGAAAACTTTTTACTTTCGTATTAAGTTAAGTGACGATCCTGAGGCAGTCTCTGTACTAGAGACCATGAAGCAGGGTATTATTATGCTTGGTGCTACCCCAGGTACAACCGTCGAGCAAATGTTTGACGAACTGAGTGAGCGAGTCCAAGCAATGAAGGACAAACTCCAGAGTGGCACAGAGGGTTGACGCCCGACTCTGTGCCTGTTATAATGACTAAGTGATAGGGCATCACACAAACCAAATCCAATTTAATCCAAAAATCTATGTCTTTTTCAGACCTTAAGCGTAAATCCCAGAACAACTTTGACTTCCTGCAGAAGGAATTAGAGAAATCATCCAGCGGTAAGAACGTTGATGAACGTTTCTGGAAACCAGAGGTTGACGCTTCTGGAAATGGATACGCTGTTATCCGTTTCTTACCTGCCCCTGATGGAGAGACACTCCCTTGGGCAAAACTATACTCCCACGCCTTCCAAGGTATTGGTGGTTGGTATATTGAAAACTCTTTGACTACACTCAACGAAAACGATCCTGTTGGTGAAGTAAACCGCCGTCTCTGGAATAGCGGTGCTGATGAAGACAAAGAGACTGCTCGTAAGCAGAAGCGTAAGCTTCAATACTACAGTAACATCTATGTTGTGAAGGATCCTAAGCACCCTGACAACGAAGGCAAAGTCTTCCTCTACAAGTATGGCAAGAAGATCCACGACAAGATCCTCGCTGCTATGCAACCTGAGTTCCAAGATGAAGAGAAAGTAAACGTCTTTGATCTGTGGGAAGGTGCTAACTTCAAACTGAAGATCAAGAAGGTCGCGGGTTATTGGAACTACGATAGTTCTGAGTTTGATAATGTCTCTGCTCTCAGTGCTGATGATGATGAACTGGAAGCAATCTGGAAGCAAGAGCATTCCCTTGAAGCATTCACGCACAAGGATCAGTTCAAATCATATGCTGATCTTGAGAAGCGTTTGAATATGGTGCTTGGTATCACTCAACGTGCTGCTGTTCCTACAGTAGACAGCGAAGAGTACGAACCAGTCGCAGCTACTGGTGGGTTTAACGACCCTGACATCACCCCTCAGTCATCGTTCCGTCAGACTACGACATCACCGTTCGTAAATAATACTCCCTCTCCCGTCAAGGAAGAAGCAATCGTTGAGGATGACGATGCACTGTCATACTTCGCACGTCTTGCGGAAGAGTGATTAAGTTTCTTTGGAAAGGACTGAATCATCCAGTGACTTATCTAAACCTTACGTTTGTTGGAATGTTATTTGTGATTCAGTTCGTGCATACCAAAGCACATCTTACTTATGAAGCAGACGTTCACGGTCATGTGTTTAGAGCATTAAAAAAAGACCCACAACTAGCAAAACCTAGTTGTTACAAAATGGGTTTTTCAAAACGATAAAACTGGGAAAAATTTTCTAGCATTTTTTTGCCTGAAAAAGTCAACCAGTTTCTTTAAGTCTTTGGTTGATATAATTTCCAGATTTTTTGTAGAGGTTTTGTTTTCTGAAATCATCTACAAATGATTGCAGATAATTTCCCTTTAATAAAAATATTTCTCTCTTCTTTTCATTTTCATTTTGTAACCACTCTGTAATGGTAACGGGACGACAAATCTCGTTACCATTTTTTGTGACTACATTTCCATCGATGTTTAGTTTGTGTGTTCTGTTGTAGAATGTCTCATCAACACGTTGACCTTCTTTGTATGGTCCAATCTCATCTGTTTCGTAATGATGAATTTCTGAGTACGGATCATTGTACTCACTCTCTGCTATTTTATATATTTCATAGTTACTTCTGGGCCAGTCGTACTGTGCGTTAACCAGATTATTGGTTAAAAGAATAACCCAATCGTAAAAGGGATCTCCATATACTTTTTTTGCTAGAAGATCTGGTCGTTCTCCGTCTACAATTGCATACTTATTAAAAAATACTGCATTGCTAAACACATCGTCATTAACTTTATATCTACGAAAGAAATTCTTAGCAGTTACAAAGTCTGACTCTGAGAAAGGATAACTAATTGGTTTCTCATCATATGAGATGTTTGGAACGATTGAAAAATACATTAGCGGATACTGTCGTTTGCGATTTCTTCTGAGAAACAAATTTTTGTTTCTTGGAATCCTATAGACAATCCAATTGCTACTGGTTGTCCTTGATTATATGTAGAAAAAGCACCATCAGGGGTGTAATTGATATCTGTGTTGGTGATAGCACACATTTTAAATCTAGGTAGTGCTTTATTTTCTCCTGTACGATGCATAAAAGCAACTCTAACTAACTTAGGCATACCAATAAAACCTAGATTTACGCCAGTATTGTTGTTGCCTCCATCATTAAATCCCATTACAGAACCAGGAGCTCTTTCTGGCAACACAGCTTTTTGGAACTGACGAATAATTTTATTAATATCCGTTGCTTCTGGTGCATTACGAGGAACTAACTTAAAGTTAAGTTGAAAGTTTCTCATATCAATAGCATTGAATAACAATTCAGTATTTGGATTCAAAACAGATCCAGAAACACTACCAAAAATATCATCAAGAGTGAGTGCATCTCCTCCAAGTTTCTTCGTCGCCGCTTGAAGAGCAACAGCACTTGAAAGTGGTGCCATTCTTTCAGCAAGATTTGTAATCGCTGATACACCAGCAGCTGCCTTACTGCCAAAACCATCTCTACCCATTGCACGTAGAGAATCAGTAGCCATGGTACTCATAGATTTACCAGTCCAGTTTGCTCTGAAACCAGCTGAAACGTCTTCCGGCATGTATAAAGCAATGCTTTTGTAATCTGCAGATGCTTTTTCGTATGCAGCGGATTGATTGTAATCATATATCCCATTCTCGACCTTCTCTGCCCCCTTTCCAAACGGGGGTTTGTAGTCATAAAATTGAAATAAAACAAAATCACTAACATCGGACATATCCTTAGGATATCTAAGTGTTACACTCTGTGGTGCCGCTGTTACATTTCCTAGACCATCTATTGTTTTTCCTGCTATTGTTGCAGGATTTAATGCTTCTTTTCCTGCTGTTACAGCAGCTGCGTTTGCTTCTAAAATAGCACTCTTTTTTGATCCTTTAACTTCTCTCCACTGTGTATAAGTATTGTTCCCTTGACTCGTCCACAGATAATATAGTTTAGTACTTTGGGGATCATAGTAGTATGTTGTAAGTGGATCTTGTGGAGATTTTAATAAAACTGAAGCTCCAACTGGTTTTGTTGAGATTGCCATTACTGAGCCATCTCCTTAGACTGTTTACTGCCGTATCCTCTAATCATTCTTTGACCTGAAATTTTATCGTAGAATTTGTCATCGGTCTCTTCCCAAACGATTTTTTTATCGACAGGAAAAGTCACTCCGTTAACTTCTTTCACATAATCCTCGGTCGGCAAAAGAATAGCAGTGTCCCATTCATCTGCAGCAAGGTCAAGATATAATCCATCTACATGACTACTCAGATATTTATGGAAACATATCTTAGGTATATCAACTCTGCCTTGCATCAATTTCTTTGTAACGATCAATCTTTTCTTTGGGGAGAGGTAGTGTAAGTTAGCACCCCAAAATTCATGCTTTCCTGGTGCTTTAAAACAATACACTAAAGGAAATCTATCATAGTAAGGCAGATACTTCATTTTTGCCTTATACTCAAACATATAAAGATGACCTGCTACTGTAAATCTACGCAGTTCATTCTTGTCTTGTTCTTTGACAGCACCAGCACGATCTTTCTTTTCGTCTAAGATGTACTTGTTAAAATTCTTTTTGTATTTACTTGCTTCTGCTTTTACTGCAGATCTATACCAAGTTAGAGATTTCTTTTCTCCTCCTGTAGCAGCACTTACTCTTTCAAATAATGTCTTATATCCTGGGTTCTTATTTGTATTATTACGTTGGACTGACGCAAATCCGGTTGCCATTTTAGACTCCTAAGTGATCTTCGGTTAGTATTAAGAAGTTCATCTGCCTGTCTTCACAATACTCTCTCGCAGCGGACCATTTAGTTTGGTTCTTTACGTAAGTCAGTGCGGCATTACGATAGGCAGCAGTTTTTTTATTTTTCTCATTCGGTGGTTTTGTTTGTTTTTTGGGTTTGATCTCAATAATATACTTAGTAAGTTTGCCACTCTTTTCTTTTACTTTAATGTAAAAGTCTGGAAAATATCGTCTTACTTTACCATCGGGTGCGCGATAGGGAATGATTATCTCTTCGCTGCCCCATTCGATTATTGAGGGATTACTATCACAGAACACCATGAACTTACGTTCCCATAGCGACCTATAAACTATGTTTGAAGGATTGCCACGGTACTTAGTAGGATTTTTAGGTTTGTAAAATCCTGAGTACGCCATAAATATAGAAGGACCAACATAGGTATTTAGTGTGTCAATCAATAGATTCTTAAGCACAGTTGCAAAAAATGGCGGTATGTCATTTAGTAATAACTTTGTGGTTAGTTTTGAAGGACCTGCTGCGAAGTATTTTGATTCAGAAGCGGTTGAATTTTTCTGTGATGAAGCACAATTACCAAATGTAAATACTGCTACTGCGACACAAAATGGTCTTTATGTTGGATTGGGATCTGTAGATTATCCCCATACCAGGGTCTTTACTGAATTTCAACTTTCTTTTATGTTGGATGCTAATTTAAATCTTTTGAAATCTTTGAATCTGTGGTATGGTTCTATTTTTAATGAAAATGGGATTGAAACTTATCTTGAAAACCGATCGACTAGACTGGCATATAAAGATAGTTATGCTAGCACTATAAACATTACTAAAACTGAATCTGGTCCAGATTCACCAACACAAAGAAAACCAATCACATATGTTATGGAGAAGGCATATCCATATGCCGTTGATGCTATCCCACTTCAGTTTGGATCTTCTCAAATTACTAAAGTTACTGCTCAGTTTAAATATCAGAGACACTACACTATTAATAGAGATATTACTGCGGTAACAGGAAAACCATTGGAACAAGAATTTAAAACCATTACTGGAAGGTCTATTTTATCAGAGGCACAAAGACAGACTGGTTTGGCAGATTTAAGAGGAGCTGATGGCGGCGCAGCATAGCAAAATTGATTTTTCAATTCCAT